ATACGCTCCAATCTAAAGGCATCACTTGGCGAACCTCGTTATGGTCTACGATAAAATGTGTGCCTTGTGAGGTATCATTCTCGATCATCCATTTTTCCAAGTCTGCTGCGGATGCCTTTTGGTTGTTCGTGTTATGAATTACGATGCCTTTGACTTCCATGTTTGGAAGACCATACTGTTTCCATTTTTCTTTTGGAATCATTTCTTGCCGACTTTCCGTAAATTCAGTTTGGAAGTTAAGTTGTTCCTTGCTAGTCCTAAAGTGACCTTCATTGAGTGAATCTTATCGTCATTCTCTGCGATCTCATAGGACAAAGCCGTCACGATGCTTCTGTATAGCTTATTGCCATAGTAGAAGTCGACTCGCTTATTGATTCGGAAATCATCGAACTTTAAAATACCGCCTAATAAAACATTGAAAGTGATCATGTGATTGTACTTACCAGCTGAAAGATTGCTCTGAATAACTGTGTTCAGATTATCATCAGACAAGACAACTTTAGGAACATAAACTCCTACTTCGGAGTTTCCTGTTTCCTTTGTGATCGCTCCATCTGAATCAACATAATAAACACCTCGGCATTGCGTTCCGGCAGAGTTGAATATTATTAAGAATGTTGTGGTGTCTGTTTCTTCCTGGATCTTTATGTCCTGAATCTGTTCGTTGTTGTTTCCTAACTTCAAGACTTCCGAAGATGCCGATCGAGGGAACACCTTAACATCCAGGTAGGAAACAAGGTCTCCGTTCTTGACTGTTTTTCTCGGATTGGTTCTGTTGTCAACATAGATTCCCAAATCAGAGAACAGATCACAGACAAATGTTTGAAGATTTTTGACTTCTGTGTTTTCGATCAATGGGAAATTAACTGTTGTCGGTTCACCATAATAGTTATTAGCAAACAAGTTATAGGACACAGGAACTACCTTAGTGTTCGCAAAAAAAGGATTATATCTGTTTCGTGGAGTATAGATATATTCGATTCCTGTGTAAGTCGAATCTGATACAGTCCTAACTAGCGGAAGATAAACCAAAGGCAACGCAAGTGATACAAGAGCGTCCGTCACTTTTAATGTCGATGTTCCCTGTCCGGCATTGTACTCAATGGTTTTGGATGAATTGTCATGGAAGACGGCATCCTTGTCATACAAGGATCGCATCTCACCACAGTTGATATTAGTTTCATCGTAGGACTCAACCACACCATTAAAGATGTTCTTTCCTAACTGTGAGTAAACATAAACATAATCGCCCACCATAACATTGAACGATCCGTCCATGACAAATTTGTTTGTAGTCTTCTGTTTTCCGTCTATTGATATCGAAGCCGATCGGATCGGATAGACACCCTTCTGCAAATAAAGAAATGTTACCGCTCCACTTTCGCTGTATCTTGTTGGTATGCTTGAAAATACAGCCATTTTAAAGCCTAGAGAAGCGACTTCATCAATAACCTTAGAGAATACCGCAACAGGTGCAAATGTTGCTCTAGGGGATAACCCAAGCGTTCTCCTCAAATAATAGGAATCAAACGGAAACGGATTCTCGACCGAAATGCTTTCTCCGTTCAGTTCCCACCTTGTAAAGGCATATCCTTCTTTCGGCATAGCTAATAGTTCGCCACAGGCATTGAAACCTATTGAGCCTTGAACTTCCCCTTCTCCCCTAGCAGTAGGAGCAATGTCAAAGAACGAACTTCCGTACTGGCTGTTTGTTAATGCGATCGTGCTGTGGAATGTTCCACCAACGGATTCATACAAACCTGTGTACTGAGAACTTTCCTCGATACACGCTTGATAGTCTTTAACTAATGTTCCGTTCTGCCATATCTTGCAATAGGCGATACCGCTTCCGCTTGTCGCATATGTAACTGAACCATTGTTATTCAAACCGAACAGATACATCGTGTTCGTTCCTGTGAACGATGCGACTGACGATTCGTCCAAAGCGTTATATGATGGTGTTTCCGTTAAAGATGCTATTTTATTTTTCAGTTTGAAAATTGATAGCGATGGAAAATCAGTATATTGAGTTACGATCGGTGAGAAATTTCCTTTCGTTGTACTGATAAGTGTATTAGTGGTATTGAAATTGAAGTAATAACCATTGTTATATGTTTTTCCCAGGTTAATGCCTACAGAAGTATTAGATGTGCCATCTCTAGAGCCGAAAATGAATCTCCTTGTAGTACCTGTTTCGGTGCAGTGTATAAGGAATGCGATCTCGATCTCGGTTGTGTCCGTAGGAACTATGCCTGTATCGATGTAACTGCTCCCTGATGTATAGCAGACATTCAAACTTTTATATCCACTCGGTAACATTTACACACTCCTATATATCGGCTGATACTTTATCTCAACACTTGTAATACTTCCGCTATCCATCCCTATCTCAAGTTCGGAAATGCCCCTTGCCAACTTTACGAACGTTACGTAAATAGAACCATTGGAGATAGACAAATCTTGGTAGCTTAACGGGTTCGGCAATACTGAACCGCCTTGCTGAAGAATTACGTTCTGTTCTCCGTCATTAGAATTCAAATAGAGCGAATTAAAAGCCGTTGTATCGTCAAATTTCGCTTCGCCATATAATTCTTCATCTTGCGATAAAAGAACGTATGGGTTAGTTAAATTGCCCCCTATCGTGATTTCAAATCCGCAAGGGAAATCGCCTTGATTGGTTAATTCGTATGTATTGCCTGTGCCTGTGACCGTTTGTTCTGTGCCTTTCCATAGGGAGAGACCTTGGAAGGTGATCGGACAAGTGAGGATTCCGTTTGTTCCTGTTTCTGTCTTGTCCAATTGAGTAACAACACAGTCTAAAGTGAATGTGTTCACTCCTGGAACTGTGTAGGCAAGTTTCAAAGGTTCGTGCGAAATAAATCTCACAAACTGATCGTACTTGATATAACGATCTTCATTTAAACCATCGTAAAAAAGGATCTCCCCACTCGGTGTAGGGAAATCCTCTTCGATTGCATCTAATATCTGTTTATTGCCGTATCTGATGGCTGTTACCGATCTCGACAAGCCTAAACCTTGAGGCGAGTTAAGGAAGCAACGGAAAGTCTGATCGGTCAGAACCCATTGATCATTATTTGAATTGTAAAGTTCAAACTGTCTTACCATTTAGACCATCCTTCCTAAGTTTTCATTTACTCGATCGGTTATAACATCAGCCCATCTGTTTAAAGTAGCAGTAGTAACATTTCCGTTCGTGACATTGAAAGTGTTTGAGATGGTAATTGAACCACCGCTCATGAATCCACCACTAGAGAAGCCACCACTTGAAAATAAACCGCCTGATCCGAACGAGAACAGACCGCTTATCTTGGACTTGATGCCATCAAAACTGAACGCACTTGCGATAGCATCCTTGATGCCACCGAACCACGATTTAAGGTTCTCGATGCCTGTTCTGAAGAAGTCAACGATCTGTTGCCAATCAGATTTCAGCTTTTCCCATACTTCAGAGAATTTCTGCTTGATGGTGTCCCAATTCTGATACAGAGCAACACCGGCAGCAATCAATGCTCCGATCGCCACAACGATCGCACCCATAGGTGATATTAAAAAGCCGATTGCTGAGGTTAGTGTGCCAACCATCGAGATTATTGAACCGATTATAGTCAATGCCGGACCGATGGCTGCTATTACCGCACCGATAATCAATATTGTTCTTTTCGTTCCTTCATCGAGGTTCATTAAGTAATTGATCACTTCTTGTACCTTCTGAAGAACCTGAACAATGATAGGCATTGCCGATTCCGTGATAGAACCTAGCAACATCTGTATCGATTCCTTGGTAGCACTTAGAGAGCCGTTCAAGGTCTGCCCTTGAGCTTCCATTGCTCCATAGTATTTGCCACCTTCTGCGGATGCCATAGCGAACGCTTTAGCAAGTTCCTCATAAGTGACATCCATGTCTTTGACTTCCTCAACAGATTTGCCTGTTGATTCAGCCAACAGTCCATAAATGTTAATTCCGGCATTTGCGAACTGTTTGATATCCTGTGATGTAGCCTTGCCTACGTTCTGTATCTGCTGAAGGTTCTGAGCCATTCTTTCCAACTCGGCAGAACCACCGCCTGTGGCTGCGACCGCATTGCCAAGGTTGTTGATCATCGTCCTTGCTTCGTCAGCTTCAACACCAGCACTAATCAGATATTGATTTGCTTGAATCAAACTAGCTGAATCAAATGGACTCTTCTGAGCATCAGCTTGTAACTGAGAAATGATCCGATCGGCTTCCTCTGCCGAACCTGTCAGCGTTGTAAACATGGTTCGGTACTGTTCAATCTGGGCGTTGTAATTAACACCGATCGCACCGACAGCAACGATAGGAGCTGTCAGCTTCATTGAAAGGTCTTTGCCCTTTTCGGTTATCTTATCACCGACATCTTTAAGCCCTTTTCCAACAGCTTGTAACTGTTGAGATGCAACAGAACCAAACGATCTGAATTCTTCTTTAAGACTATTTAAATTGCTTTCAGTCTCAGAAATCTCTCTTGCTAATAATTCCTGTTGCTGTTTAGCTTCTTCCGTTCCTTGACCGTCTAATTGCTTGTAGGCTTCTTTTAAAGTCTTTAGACGGTCTTTTGTGTCATCAATAGACTTCTTTAACAGTTCCTGTTTTTGCCTTAACAGTTCAGTATTAGATGGGTCTAATTTTAATAATTTGTTGATATCCTTTAAGGATGCCTGTGTGTTTTTCAGAGATTTATCTACAGAGCCTAGGGCTTTTTGTAGTGGTGTGACATTAGCATCAAGCTCAATGGTAATGCCTTTAATTCTGCTACCTCTTGCCATAAATCTCCCTTCTAGAATTTATCCATATCTTCTTGCGAAGCTATTTCTTTCCAATCATAGTTATCGTTCGCCTTTTCGGTGAACATATCATTTACCATGCCTACAGTCAATTCGTCTAAATCGTCCATAGACAAGCCAACTTCAACACAGCGTAAAAGGAACAGAGCGACTGTCATCGGTCGCTCTGTGCTTCTACTTTTTTTTTAGGTTTTTCAAGTTGTTCGGTATTCATGCCCCACAGTTCAATTATCTGCGGAAGGATCATGTAGATATCGAACATTTCAAATTGATCGAGCCATTCATCAGGATCTGAAGGAATCGTGTGGTCATATTGCCATGCCATTACATATGCAACATTCATGAAGATCTCCAATTCCTCTGCACCAAGATCGTTCTCGCTGACTTTAGGGATAAGCGAAGAAATATCTTTGAACAGGTCTCTGTTAAACTTCTCTCGATATCTTTTTGTGGTGGAAGCGGTAGCTTTAAATCCTACCTCTTTACCACCGATGCTTATGATTTTCTCCATATTTCTTTATGCAGGCTCTACAACTGAGCTGAACCAGTTTGCGTATGCGGATGCTGTTGAAGGACATCTTGATTTGACTACTTCATCAGAAATCCTCGGCATAGCTGTGATCGTGATCGTCTCGGTCTGAGGTTCGATCGACTCTTCTTTCGTGCTACCTTCCGTTCCTGGTCTTGATGCGGTGCATCTGTACATGCAATGTCTTGTAGCAGATTCATCGCCTTCAAATTGGAACAGCAAAGCGAATTCTACAGTCGGAACATTTGCCTTTTCAACATAGATTCCTGTAGTTTGATTCAATGTCTCGCCTAAGACATCAGTTCTGAAGGAATCCGGCAGCAGAGCCAATTCAAGATCGCCCTGATATCCGTTATTCGCTGATGTAGCGAAGTAAACGATGTTATCAGCGTAGAATGTACTTTGATCGCCCTGTGCATCTAAGGAGAGCGAAACCGCCCCAGGCAGAGCAACAGGAGTTTCATAGGTTGATCCATCGTAGACTGCGTAATAGCACTTAGAGATACCATATTTGATTTTGTTTGCCATAGTTCTCCTATTCTGTAATTACTTCGGTGACATACGTTATCTGATAGATGTTATCTTGTCGGATATACGTTTCGGTTTTGTCATAATAAAAGCCGTTTGCATTCAGAACGGCTTCCAGGTTTCTTTCTAGTTCAAAGTCTTTGGTGCTTGTGTATAACTCAATATTCAGCACATCGATGCTGACATAGTTTGTGTTATCCGCACCAAAGTCATCATTGTTAGGATAGTTGAATACGATATAAGGCGGTGCCGGTGCGACATTGTTGGGGAAGGAATCGTAGGTATAAGGAAGACCGATGCTCTCGATCATTTGTTTTACTTCTTGAAATGTCATTCGCTCAATCTCCTTTTGATCTCTTCCTCAAGTTTCCTCTGTGCTTCATCATTGACATTAGCGATGTGAGGAAACGCTTGAACATCCTCTCCTGTCGCTCTGCCCCACAAGAATTTTGCGTGACCGCTCTCTAGCAAGTGAGTTAACTGATAGACCTTGTTGTGTATAGTTGCTTTGATGCCATACCTTCTCTCGTCATAAGCAATTCTCCATCCCCTGCGATAATTACCGCTTCGGTTTTGAAAAGCACCTTCGACCTTCAAATCATTCCTGGCTTCCGTAGCAACTTCTACAACAGCTTCCTTGGTCTGTTCTACGACCTCGATCGACCAATCTTTAATTAGAGTAGTGACCGCACCACTGAAGTCATTGGCACTAACGTACTTGCTCATTGCCTTTTCTTAATTCGACATACAGCTCCAATTCATCAACGCTTCTCATGTAAGTGCGATAAATAGTGTACTGTGTGCCTTTGTACTCGATGATTTTTTCGTTGTGGTAATCAAATGTGAAAATGGTGAATCTGTATTGCGGATTCAAACCATTTCTGCCACCTTCAAACCACTCCTGTTGATTTGCACTTGCGACATCCACATACACTTTATGTTTCGTAGTTGATGGGATCATCACACCATATTCATTTTGGGTGAAGGTCTCAACCACCAGGTAAGCTACATCCGATCTGTTCATTTCAACCAATCCGTGTAGCCTGTTGCCATGCTCATCTGTGCTTTCTGCTCATCGTAGGATTGCTTTAAGCGTTCCAATTCTTCAACACCTTTGGCATCTCCGAAATGATATTTGCAATAAGTACAGATGGCACGAATAACCAAAGCGTTCGTAGTGTCATTTTCTGTGACTCCGGCAATACCTAAGTCCAAAAGGCAAGCGTCTATCAAATCTTGTATTTCAAGATCGAAATCATCGGTAACGATCCGTAAGGCAAGTTTAACTTTGTCTAATATCGTATTCATGTTCTTCTCCTATAAAAAGGCGAAGAATTTACTTCGCCTTTCTTGTCTGCTTTGTTTTGATTTCAGGTGTTTGCCTTGCTTCGGTATCGATAGCACCCATACGTTGTAATCTTTCGTACTCCTGTTGAGTTACTTCGAC